ATATGATAGCCTTTTAAATCTTTCACACTTCCATCTTCGTTTAAGAACTTCTTAGTAAAGTTTGAAAGTTTAGATTGATTCTCAGCAACATCATTAGTATTATTAACACTATACCTAAAACGTTTTTCACCAATATTAAAATCGAAACCTTCAAATTCATTGCTGAAATACTTTTCTGTATTTTGTTTAAAATTTTCATGATGTTTTTTCATCACACCTTGTTCTTTGTTATATCTATTGAAAAAGTCCATTGCTTTTTGTTGTTCTTGAGTAGCGCCCGGTCTTAACTTAATCTCGTCGTAATACTTCTTTTTCGTTTCCTCCAAAAAGTGTTTGGCTTTAGCAATTTCTTCTTTTTTCGCGAGTTTCTTTTTTCTTATATCGCGATCTTCATCCAAATCTTCATCATAAATAAATTTATCTTCCATAAGGAATTTAACTTCTTCAGGATCAAGATGTGGTCTAGTCTTTTTATAATATTCATTTAATAAAGCTTCTTCGCTAATATTAGAGTAATCAGCGTTTAACCTTACATAATCTTCTACTGTACCTCCAGTGTCTTTCATAAAATCCACTAACTTTTCTATATTTTCTGGTAGTTCTAGTTTAGGATTTTCTTTTATTTCTTCTTTTATTTCTTCAATTACTTCTTTCTCTTCTTTAACTTCGTCTGTAATTTCAGTAATAGTGGCTACGGGTTTTATTTCCTCCTGTTTGACTTCAGATTCTTGCACTTTCTCTTCTGCAGCGGGCTTGTCTTGTACGACAGCTGCTTCGCTACTTCCGGTAGATTCGCCCACAAGTATTTCCTTTGTTTCTCCGATTGAAACGGCATCTTCTTCTTTTTTAGGTTCTTCTTTTTTAGTAGTTAAATCAATTTTTGTAGTTTCTACTTTTTGATTTGTTAACTTCTTAGGTTTCTTTTTAATTTTAAATTCGCCTTGTTCTAACTCCCCAGTAGGAGTTTCTTTTATTTCTTCTGACATAATATAATATAATAGTTAATAAATGTTATTGTGGCATCATTTGCCCTTGCATATCACCACCTAAATTATCTGGTTGATTTGACTCAAAATCGGTAGGTAGTAAACCGTTTTTTCGTTGATCGATCATTTTACTTTGTTGAGTACCTTGTATTCTTACTCTTTCATCTTTTCGATCTTCAATATCTTTTTCTTTTTGCTTAACGGCTTGCATGTCCATTTCCTTTAATTGCATGTCATAACCAAATTGCTCAGCCATCAATTCTTTTCTAAGTTCATTTTCAGTTTGCATTTTTTGTATCTCAAACTGTGATTTAGCTTGTTCAAACTGAATATTTGTTTCATTTAAAGCTTGGTTCTTTTGCACTTCAGCCATGGCTGCAGCTTCACTTGCTTGAGCATTGGCTTGAGCTTGAGCTTCAATCATTTGTTGTTTTTGTTGCTGCTCTAGTTTTTGCTTCTCTTGTCTACGCTTTTTAAGTAATTCGTTAGCTAACTTTAAATTATTAATATTTCTAATATCAATAGCATCTTCTAAATCAATTCCGCCTTGTTGTAATGCTACTTGAATATTTTGTTCTAACATTTGTTTTTCTTCCTCATCTGGCTCTAAATCTATAAATATACCAAAATCGTGTATACTTAATTTAGACAACTCTTGTAAAGTTTCCATGTTGTAATTAGAAATACTATTCTGTAAAGACATTTTTGTAAGTGGAAACATTAAAGCGTCTGCTGCTCTAAGAGAAATATTCTCACATGTTTTAAGAGTAAGATATAAACTACCTTGTAAAATATGTCTAGTAGCGGTATTAGAATTAGCTGCAGCAAGCTTTTGTAATCCAACTAATGAATCTGGGTCTGGAGTACTAGCGTCTCTTGCTTCATTTAAGCCGGTTACATCTCTTATCATTTGTAGATAGTACTGATAAGTTTGTATTAAGCTTTGCATTTTATTTCCACCTGAAGACGATTGTAATTCTTGTATTGGAACTTTACCTAAGTTTTGATCACCATCCTGAGTCATTGATCTACCAACAATAGAACCGGTTTGGAAATACATATTTAAAGCTTCTGCTGGGTTATAGTTTGTACCATTACCTAAGTCAACCTCAGCTAATCCATCCATATCTAAGTATACACCATCAGGCACTATTCTGGATAATACTTGTTGCAGTTTAAGATGAGTTAATTGTATCATGTCAGCAAAACCTGTAATACGAGAAACAAGTGATTCTATACGTCCTCTATACATTCTAGGAGCTACTATATTATAACTCATATTCACTTTAACGCTGTCAGCATAAGGTCTTGTCATATTCTCCGACATTTCCCATTTAAGCATATCTTCAAAACCTAGTATTTTAGCTCCAGAGTATAATGTCTCTATTGATCTATAAGCTTTTTTGAAATTATCATTATCTTCAGCTTCTAAAAATGTATCTTGTTTTTCAATAACTTTTTCTAAGCCAACATTAGTTTTCTTTATTTTAAATACTTGGTTAGTATAAGACTTCCATTCAAAATATAATACTTGTACGGTTTGATTATCATACCTACCATTCCAATCTCTAGTAAAAGAATTATTACCTTCGTATTTTTGGATTTTTGCTAATTGATCATTAGTCAAATTAGGAAACTGTTTTTTAAGCTCAGGTAAGCTAACGTTTTTTATTTCTCCTACATAGTATATATCTTCAAAATTTGGATCCTCTGTATAAGACCAAACCATTTTAGCTGGATCACAATAATCTAATACAATACCTTCAGAACGATTAAATGTAGTTTTAACTGCACTTATTCCTAAAACAGTTAAATCATAGTTTAATCTTTTTCTAACTAAATGATATTTATTTTTATCTAATACTTGATTTATTAATTCTTCTTCTGCAATTTCAATAGACTGTTTATAATTTAATTGCATATGAGCAGGAAGCTCATCTAAAGATTTAGGAGCATCTTTTGTTTTTTTACTTTCACTTAAATCTACACCAAAAGATTCTTTTACAGCTTCATCGTACTGACGCATCATAATATCATCTATTATATTTTGAGCGTACTTTGTACGTTTTCTCATAGATTCAGGATCTTGAGCAAATGTTTTTACTTCGTAACTTCTTTGTGATATACCATTTACAACAATATCTACAAACTTAGGTATAATAGGTACTGGTTTCCAATCTAAGTTAAGATATGATAAATCTCCATTAATAGACAATTCATCTTTATATTTTTGTATAGACTGTTCTCCTCTAGCGTATAATCTTCTTGTATGAAATGTGTTATAGTTACTCATAAAACGATAACCACCACCTCTGTAGTTACTAAACCACTCTCCTTCAATAGCTCTACCAACGGCTAAACCATAATCCCATGAAGCTTTCTCAGCATCAGATACGACCTGATCTGGAAAAGTGCTATTCATATTAGTGTAAATTTGCATTTATTTTATAATTTTTGATGTTGATCCGTTATTATCATATTTTTTAAAACCTAATTTAACAGGAGTTTTAATAATATGAGGTATAGGTCTATACTTGTTTTTATTGCAAGCCATTATTGCTAAACCAGAGCTAATAGAAGCATCATGCTTTGTTCTATTGTTGATGTTAAATTTAGCCCAATCTTCTAATGTGTTTTGAAAATACATATCACCATGCTCTTCGCCATTAAACCCTACGTAATCTTCAATATAAGTTTCAATTGCGGCAGCGTGTGATTGTTTTATATCTTCACTAGAATTAGGTATACCACCAATTTCTTTTTCAGTAGTAGATAGTTTATTCCAAACTTTATCTGGACGATTTATTGAAAATCCTCTATATCCTCTACGTTTAAAATAATATAACAATCTTGGTTTATTATTTTCTGCTAGTATTGGCATACCATAAAATACGCAAGCCATTAATACGTCTTCAAAAAATGTTTCAGCAGTTTGTGGTCTAGATATATATTCTAAGAAAAAATGATTAGGTGGAGCATCTTCCATAGAAAATCTAGTTAATCCATGAAGTGATCCATTAGAACCTTTCCCATCCACAGTACCACTAATATCATAACTGTCACAACCAAAAGCTCCAATGTGTTCGTTTCCAGGATGTTTCTTTCCATTTTTTATAATTACATTATTTTGTAAATTTTTAGATGGAACCCAAGATATTAAAAATCTACCGTCTTTATTTGGGTAAAAAATAACTTCTGTATCTTTAACACCATTTTTCCATTGAAAACTTCCTCTAGTTACAGAAGCTATATTATGTATTTCTTCGTTGTAATCTATTTGCTCGTAAATTTTAACTAAGTTAAAAAGAGATTGTTTAGTTTCATCTCTAAAGGCATGTTTCTCTGTACGAGGAAATTGTCTATAAAATTCGTTTAATCCGTCTTGATCTTGTTTGAGTCCTTCAACTTCGTTGTCCCAGTGTTCGATAACTCCGAGGTCAATTGGCGTTCCATCGATTCCAGTGACTGGAGTTTGTGGCGTATCGAAGACAGGTAGTCCATAAGAATCAATGTATCCTTCGTAGGACCATTCCATAGGGATGAATAAACTATAGAGTCCCGAGCTTGTTTGACCATTCTTATTTCTTCGCGTAACGCTTGAATCATAAAATAATTTTTTAAAATTGTTTCCACCTTTGTCTAAAGCA